ACTTCGCCATCAAAGCTATGAGACTAATGCCTAATGAAAGATATTATAGAACAAGCGAATGATTTGGCTCAGCTTGAACTTGATAATCTACTTGCTAATCGCCAAACCTTTACCGGCGAATCAGCAAAGGATTGTATCGAATGTGGTGAGCCAATCCCTGAAAAACGTAGACAATTGTTAAAAGGTTGTCAACTTTGTATCGATTGTCAAAATCTAAAAGAACTGCGTGCCAAACGATAACTGCTACCGAGAATTTATGACCAGTCAATCTTTCTCTTTACCTTTTATTCCTGCTAAAAATAAACATTCTTTATTATTAGCTATGCGTGATTACTATGAAAATATCGGGCAATATTTACCTAATAAAAAATTAGCAAGAACGCCAATAGCTCAACTTAATTATGAAAAAAAAATGCCACAATCTATCAGCTATAATGAAATTAAATTGTGGCAAGTTGATCAAGAAGACCACTCATTTCGTGCTCAATTTTTTAGTGATTTACCTGATTTTTTAGCTGGTTATTTTGCTGATAAATATATTAATCTTTTTCAAGTTGAAGGAAGAAAAAAAGCCAATAGTTTTTTACGACAAACTTTAGGTGGCAATATTCAGGAAAGATTATCGCAAGTCAAAGCACGTTATCAAGTAGACAAACCCAGTGTCTTATCGATTAATTTTGCCGAGGAATTTGCCCGATTAGCCACATTGAGTACAAAAAAGTTAGCAAAATTAAGTGTTGACATAGTCAATTATCTGAATAAACACATCCAAACCTGTCTTGCAGATCAGTCCTTTTGTTTGACAGCTAATCATATTGAAAGCAATAGTTTAGAGCAAAAACTTTATCGAACAGTCTTAAAAGAATTAAGTGGTATTAACATTATACCCCCCTATTTTAATGATTTTAAAAATCACAAATTAACCAATGATAATTGTATTAAAGCATTAGCTAAAATAACCAATCATGAATGGTGGCAACGTAAATTAAAAACTCGCCGTGATTTTGAACATGAGCATTTCGCAATTGCCGTAGGTCAAGTACAAAAAAAGGCATCCCCTTATGCTAGTCGTAGCTGTCAAATGGAATGGCAAGAACAAAAACGTCGCAATCAAAAATATTTGGAAAAGATGGCAATAGAAAACCAAGAAACCGGTGAACAAATACCATTAGAGTTACAGGTTTATAAATCGGTAGCTAATCCAGCAATAAGACGTGTAGAGCTTATGACACGTATGCGCGGCTTTGAAGATTTAGCCGATCATCTAGGTTATCAAGGTACTTTTATAACCTTGACAGCTCCAGCTAAATATCACAGTGTTCATGCTAAAGGAGGATTCGTTGAAAACTGGCAAGGTAATACCCCACGAGAAACACAAGCCTATTTATGCAAAGTTTGGTCGCGAATTCGGGCTAAATTAAATCGTGAAAATATTCAATTTTTTGGTTTTCGAGTTGCCGAACCTCATCATGACGGTACACCTCACTGGCATATTTTAATCTTTATGCGTCCCGAAGATATTCAAAAAGCTTTTTATAGTATGTGGATATATGCTTTGGATGAAGATGGTGATGAAAAAGGTGCAGCTATCAATCGCTTTGAATTTAAAGATATTGATAAACAAAAAGGATCTGCAACTGGTTATATCGCCAAATATATTGCCAAAAATATTGATGGATATGCACTAGAAAACGAAATTGATACGCAAACAGGCGAAAACTTAAAGCTATCATCTAAAGCGATTACCGCTTGGGCCAGCCGTTGGAAGATTCGCCAATTTCAACAATTAGGGGGAGCACCTGTTAGCGTATGGCGAGAACTACGTCGTTTAAAAAATAAGAAAGTAGTCAATGATATTATCGATCCGGTATTAGCATCAGCCGATATTGGTGATTGGGCCGCTTATACTATTCATCAAGGTGGGCCATTAGTCAAACGCAAAGATATTAAAGTCCGCCTTGCTTATGAGGATAAAGTTAATCAATATGAAGAAATCATCAAAAAAATTAAAGGGGTTTACGCACCAATTCATGGTTTTGCATCTTTTATTTGCACGAGACTAATTAAATGGAAGCTAGTTCCAAAAAATAGTAGTAATAGCGTAAAAACAAATGATACATCTTTATTGCGGGCGGAACGCACGCCTTGGAGTTCTGTCAATAACTGTACTTACACAGTTACTTCTGAACAACAACGACAAACTATTAAGCAACAACTGAAAATTATCGGTTTACCAGATAATGATTTAAATGTGAATCAACTCTACTTAAGACGAAGTGTCAAGATAAATACGCATCAGCATCTTATATTAACTGATTCTCTAAATGGGCTTCATCTAATAGTAAATAATCATTATATTAAACAGAAAAAAAGACCACTTAAAAACTATATCAATGCCACATTTAACTAAAGCAAAAAAACATTATTGGTGTTTTTTACTTAGTGAATAGTGTAAGATATTGGATGAAAAGTATATAAAAATACTTAATATTTTAACAAAAAAATAGATAAATATACTAAATATATTAAAAATTATTGACTACTTTGTTTTAAGTCATTTAAAAATGACTTGATCGAAAAAGTAACTATTATGTACTAAGTATAAAAACAGCATTTAAGGAGAAATTGAAATGAATGAGTTGGAAAAAATAAAAACAATAGAACGAGCAGAATTACTTTCACGAATCATTACTGAACATATTCATTTACGGGAGCCGGATAAAGACATAATAATGTTTTGGTTTCGGGATTTACTTGAGCCATTAAAGGAGCAAATGACCACTAAACATCCTGATACCCCAAATAATCCATAATCACTTTAGGATAGTTGAAAATAGTTCATGCCCTATTAACTATAATCATCAACTATCCACTATACAATCTAAAAAAACTAAACTTAAGGAAAGGTTCTCTTTATATCCTAATAACACAAATTTATTCATTATTTGCTAATAATTATTGACAATAATTCATTATAGCAATCACTATTTATATAAATTAAACCTTAATGCTTAGATTTTTTAATTAGTATCGGCAACCGTCCAAATACTCATTTATTTTAGTCAAAATAAATTATTTTAATTGTCTAATCAGTTACTACAAAACCCTGTCTGAAATAATTCTCAATTATCTGATTAATAACAATTTTAAAAAGCTGATTTTTAATTAAATCCTCATTATAAATTAGGAGGATAGAGTGAAAAACTGTATAATTAAACAGTGTAAGAAGTTACTTAATTTATCCTTTTATTCTTAATAACTGATATCAGGATTGGAATATGCTTATTAAAAAAGGATATTAAAAATATGATAACAAATTTCGCATTACAAGATTAATTACTTAAATGTATATTTTCGGCTTTTGCTGGAGCATTAATCATTTTAACGTTTAGCTGTTTTAATTGGCGATTTGAACTTACTTGAAGCATAGCTATGACCAAGGTAGTTGGTCCGGAGCAAGCTTAATTTAAATTCGAAATAAAAATTAGTTAAATATATCAATGGAGATGAAGATTCATGAAATTAACCGAACACTTCACATTAGAAGAATTTACTCGCTCAACAACCGCAACTCGACTAAAAATAGATAATCATGTGCCAGATGAATTAATGGTAAATATTTATCTGACAGCTAATAAATTAGAATCAGTTAGAGAAGCTTTAGCTCATCCAATCATTATTTCATCGGGATATCGCTGCCCTGCTTTAAATAATAAGGTGGGAGGGTCACAAACCAGCGCTCATACCAAAGGTTTAGCAGTTGATTTCCACTGTGCCTACGGTAATCCAAAACAAATTTGCCAACGATTAATTATGGCTGGCGTTGAATTTGACAAAATTATCCAAGAGTATAATCAATGGGTTCATATTGAATTTAGTCACACAAACCAACGCAGACGTGTTCTTACAGCAGTAAAACAAAACGGTAAAACTATTTATTTACCAGGATTAATATGAACAAAACCAACGTTACTATTGCTTTTGCATTTATATTATTGTTTTTTATTATTAATGATTTACTGCATGCTAAACAATTAGCACAAAATGAAGTTAGTCAATTGACCCAAAAATTAAGTCAATTAGAGCAAACAATTATCAAAAATAATCAAATTATCGCTAACAATGAAAAAAATAAGCAGTCTTTAGAACACCAATCGTTACAAAATCAGGAACAGATTAATGATCAACTCAAAGAAAATTATTGCGCTAACCAGCTGGTGCCTCTGCCTATTTCTGGTAGCTTGTACAGCCGAGCGAAAAATATTCGTCAGTCAACCAATACCAGCGAATTTACTCAGTAGTTGTCAGCCGAATTTGCCTCCTAAACCAATGACCTTTGGTGATAGTCTTAAATACAACGAACATCTATTGCATATCATTGAAAAATGTAATGCGGATAAACAAGCCATTCGAGAAATTAATAACTCTGACGGCAACTGATTTTTGTTAATTGATCGACAGTACTTAATCGAATTGTATTTCAATTTGTCACAATTTTGCTTAATTGCTTAAAAATGATTTAACAACGACCATAATATTATATAGCTATTTATAACGAGTGACCCTCATGCCTCGGCGGTGCAATGGTTTTAATAGATCAACACCTTTGTTGTCCGCCGAGATCTATTTATTAAAACATGATCAATGTCGCTGTTAAAAATAAGTCTAAATTAACTATGGAGTAATTTAAAAATGATTGTTTATACCATGCAAAATGAAACTATTGATGCACTAGCCTATCGAGTTTTTGGTAAAACAGCGGGAATTGTAGAAATAATTTATCAAAACAACCCAAAACTATGTGAATTGCCAGCAATATTACCTATGGGTTTAGAAGTAAACGTTCCAGAATCGGTACCTGAAAAAAATTTTAATTCTATAAATTTATGGGACTAACTTAATGACAGAACCTACCAGTTTAACTTTTACCTCATTTATAAGTGCTTTTTCATTATCAATGATTTATCCTAACATTGAAAATGGCATTATTTTAGGCGCTCTTTGTGGTTCTATTTTATTAGTAATTAGTGAACAATGTATTTCTCTTTTGCGTCGTATCGTCCTATTTCTGATCTCATTTTCTATGGGTTTACTCTTAGCTGAAATGACGCTGTATTTACTCATCCCAATTTTTCCAACAAATATTCAAACAAAGATGCCACTTGGCTTAGGTGCATTAATTTCATCAGCTATTAGCGTTAAATTATTACTATGGCTAATTAAAAAATTCGATGATCCAACTAACTTTTTCAATTACTTTAGAGGCAAAAAATCATGATAACGACACTCAATACTATTTTTTGTTTAATGATTGCAGTGCGATTATTTACTTTTGATCGTAACAATTACCGCTACAAAATTAAATACTGTTGGTTAGCTTGGTTGATGATAGTATCAAGTGCTGCTGTTAGCTTATTTTCATTTATCGATCTACCCCATCGTGCTTATCTAGCTCAAGTTGTGATGAACATAACATTATTACTTTGTTTATTAAAAAGCAAAGGCAACATAAGCATTCTAAGTCGTTCAGTAAAATCGGCTAACAAAACCAATTCACAATGAAATAATTGCAATAAATTGAAAAATAGTCGTTTAAGCAAGTAAATAGTTGTAATTGAATATTTGAACCAATGCGATTGGATTGAGGATTGACAGTTATTTTATTTCAACCTCAGCTATCTTCCACTAATTTAAAATTAACGGTTTTAAAGTAACCAAGATTATTCATAAATATTAGAAGGATCGGTATGAAAAAAATTAACCATTTAAAAAAATATCTGTTAAAAAAAAATCTGCTAGACAATAACTCAGAAACTAGAAATCAATTTATCATTAAAGATGGTATTGTGGAGCCTTTCTCTGTGGACGATTCAGGATTTCAATACCATTTCACGTTATCAATAAATTTAACTGGTTATCGCTATCCTTTTGAAGATTTAATTGCCAGTATAATCAGCTGGATGCAAGACAATCAGCCAGATACCATGATTAGCACACGTTCACGCCAACAAGCAATTAAGTTTAATGTTACAAATATCATTGGCAATCAGTGTGATTTAACAATTGAATTAACATTATCTGAACGGATCAAACCAATATTACAGCAAGATAAATCGGAATTTAACTCATTAACCGACCAAATAATATTTCAATAGTCATTAGAAAAGTATAATCATTAATAACTTTCAATTTTCTAATACACTAAAATGCTGACATTTAGTGTGAACATTTCAAATTTGATGATTAATAGATTTTTTAGGGGCTTTACCCCCCCTTTTCCTACTTTTTTGATATCAAAGGCTATTCTTTAAGATCAATTAACATAGTGTTTTTATTATTTTATTTAAAACAAAAAATGATTAATCAAGAAGTTACTGATTAAATCATTTCAAATAAACCATAAATCTTAATTATCTCACTGAAAATTTGTAACCCCAATTACTACAACCAAGCTTACTTTATTTTTACTTTATAAAATTTCATCATAGTCATTATGAAAAATTATCATCCCGCCGACTTAGTCGACATTCTACGAAAAATTGAAAACCTGATTCGCCCAGGTGTAATTTATCAAACCAATGGCGATCGGGTTAAAGTACGTACCGGTGAATTAATTACAACTTGGTTACCTTGGTTTAGTCATCGTGCGGGCAAAAGTCGCACATGGTGGCGCCCATCAGTTGGTGAACAAGTATTTATTTTGAGCCCTAATGGTAACCTTTCTTTAGGTTGTGTATTACCTAGCATTTATTGTGATACAAATCCTGCTCCAGCTAAATCTGATGATGGTTATTTTGTGACATTCCCTGATGGTGCATCATTTGAATATGAACCTGAAACTAGTCAACTAACTATCAAAGGTATCAAAACCGCTGTAATTGAGGCCAGTGAACAAATAACCGCTAAAGCAGGTAGCAAAATTCAACTTGATACTCCATTAGTGGAGTGCAGTGATCATGTAACATTCAAATCATTTAGTGCTAATGGTGGTGGAGCTAAAGGAAATACAGGCACATTAACCGGTAACGTCATCCATAAACAAGGTCAATTATCATCAAACGGCATTGTATTAGACTCTCACACCCATATTGGCGTTAAAGCTGGTGGTGATTCAACAGGAAAACCGCAATGAGTTATATAGGCATGAATTGCAAAACAGGACGAACGATTAACGATATGGATCATATTAACCAATCGATTAAAGATATTCTTACAACACCAATTGGTTCGAGAATTGAGCGTCGTAGTTATGGTTCATTACTGTTTTTACTTTTAGATAATCCAAATACAGAAGCAACAAAATTACG